AGACAGATGGATGAGCGGGCCCTGCTCCAGTCGGCCAACCTGAGCTACGATTCCACCCGCCGGCTGCGGGAGGGGAAGGGGCAGGATTCCAAGGGGGCCATAACCGCTATCAACGATTTCACCATTGTCTGGGTGCATCGCAACATTATCGAGGTGGAGGGTCAGGACTGGCTGTTTTACACCCTGGGGACGTTTGCCATGCTGTCGGAGCCGGTGTTGATGCTGACCGAGTTCCCCTATGGCAGGCCGTACACCATGGGGTGCATCATTATCGAGCCGCACAATGTCTACCCGTCATCCCTGCCCAACATCACCAAGGACAGCCAGGCGGAGATCAATGACCTGACCAACCTGGGACTGGAGAGCGTCAAGGAGGGTCTTAACCGGCGTTACAAGGTGAAGCGGGGCAAGACCGTTGACCTGCGCTCCCTGACCCGCAACGTGCCCGGTTCGGTAACCCTTTTGGAGAATATGGACGATGTGGCCGAGTTCACCTTTAACAACGTGGCTGCAGCGGCCTATCCGCAGATCGACCGGCTGAACCTGGACTTTGACGATATGGCCGGCGCTTTCTCCGGCTCCAGTGTGCAGAGTAACCGGAAGCTGAATGAGACTGTTGGCGGTATGAACATCCTCTCCACAAATGCGTCCCGCATGAGCGAGTATCAACTGCGCACCCTGGTGGAGACCTGGGTGGAGAAGACCCTGCACCAGCTGGTATTGATGGAGCGCCACTATGAAAACGATATGGTGCTGCTGGAGGTGGTGGGGAAGAAAGCCGGGCTGAAGGAGCTGGGCTTTGACCAGGTGACCGAGGAGATGCTGCAGCAAGAGGTGGCGGTGACCGTCAATGTGGGTATTGGCGCTGTCAATCCCCAGAACCAGCTGGAGCGCTTTGTCTTTGGCCTGGGTACGGCCCTGAAGTTCATACCCTCGCTGGCGGGCAAGCTCAACCCTGAGGAGGTCGGCAAGGAGATTTTCGGCAAGTGCGGCTACAAGGACGGCATGCGCTTCTTTGACCTGGAGAAACAGGATGCCGAGGATCCGATGCTGAAGATGATGAAGGAGCTGGAGCTGAAACTGAAAGCAGCTACAGTGGACAAGGTGCAGGCTGAGGCGGTGGCCAAGTCAATCGAATCGCTGTTCTCCGCCATCCAGACTGCCCAGACGGCAGTACAGGTGCCGGGTGTGACCGTGGTGGCCGATGCCATTGCCAAGTCAGCCGGGTTTATTGACAAGGACGCGGCTCCTATCTATCCGACCACTGGTGGCATGGTGCCCCAGCCGGTAGCGCAGATCGAGCAGAACAGCCATCCGCTCTACCCGGCCCATGCTGACCGGGGGATGGAGGCGGGACTGCATACCCAGAATGACAACCTGCAGGCTGACGATGAAGGGATGGGGTTTAACTGATGAGCAGTGACGTTAACAAGCATTTGTGGGACTTGGTGGACTTGGGGATCGAGGCGGAGGCGTTTTTGAAGTCTCGCCTGGGAGAGCATGTGCGCCGCCAATCCATTTCCGATATTGATGATGCCTTTGACAAGTTCGTTGATGTGGACAGCAAGGATGAAAAGGCAGTGAGGGAGTTGCAGTTCAAGGCCCTGGTGGGGCGCAAACTGTTCAGCCTGTTCGAGAATATCCAGGCTGCCGGGGCTCAGGCAGCCCAGACACTGGAGGATCTGGAGCACGAATAAGCAGTAACTGCAGTCAGTTGTAATTTCGGCAATCTGTCCCGCTTAGGCGGCAAACACGACCCGGATGCTGTTCCCTGATAAGTGGGGAGGCTTCCGGGTTTTGTCGTTTTAACGGGCATAAATAAACCGTGGAGGATTCCATGAAGAAAACTGAAGACGGGACTATCGTTACAGACGTTCCGGACGGGGCTGCAGCTGGGACTATCGTTACAGACGTTCCGACTGACGAGGAGAGAGTACAGCATAATCCGCGCATGGCTGCCATGGCACAAATCAAGGTTGATCGTGATGACGTGATGGCTGACGGGCTGGAAGATTCACCGGTTGTTGATGCTGTGACAGCTGCCAGTGACGAGCCGGCCAAGCAGGTTCAGGTTGCTGACGACAAGGGGGCAGTAGCCATTGCTCCTGAGGCCATGGTGGAAGTGGTTGTCAGTGGCGTGGCCAAGCTGGTGCCGGTATCAGAGGTGGTCAAAGGGTATCAGATTGAATCGGTGGCTCGGGAGAGCCTGCGCAAAGCCTCTGAAGTTCTCAAGGAGGCTGAGAGTATCAAGCGGGCGGCAGTAAGCGCCGCTCCGGCACCAGTTACGGTTACTCCGGAATCTTTGAAGGAGTCGCTGGATCTTCTGGTGGAGGGTGAGACCGGGGAGGCGGCCAAGAAGCTGGCAGGTATTCTGACTGCGCCAGTGGCAGCGGCCCCTGAGGTCAATGTGCATGATGCAGTGGAAAAGGTGTTGTCATCCAAGGAAAACGCCAAGGTTTATAACAGCTTCCTGAGCGATTACAAAGAGCTGGCCGACCCGGATGTGTACGAGGTGTGCGACCGGATCTATGTCAGGGAGTTCGAGGCCAAGGTGGAGGCGGGTGAGATCACCTACGAGGAAGCGCTGCGCAAGTCGGGAGACATGACGCGGGAGAAGTTTAACCTGACACCACCACCGGCACCAGCCGGAGGGGATGAGGGGAAGGTAGCAACGGACAGGGCAGCCATTGTGGCGGCCAACAAAAACAAGATCAATAACATTCAGACAGCAGGAGCGCGTCTGCCGGCACCAAGCGGGGATAAGCCACGGAGTACAGCCGAGGTTATTTCCGAGATGCGCAAGCGGCGGGGGCTCTCCTAGCGAGGGGGTAATTATGGGACAGTTGTGGGCAGTAGCAAGTCAGGGCGGTTACCTGTTTTCAGAGACACTTTCGGATGTACTGCGGCATGCAGTGGCACCCAAGACCAAGTTCCGCCAGTTTGCGGACATAAAAGATGCCGCCACCCAGGGGAAGAAGAAGGGTGACACTTTCCACTGGAACGTGTTCTCCAAGGTGGCCACGGCAGGCACAAAACTGGTGGAGACCACCACCATGCCGAAAACCCAGTTCACCATCACCCAGGGGACGATGACCATCTGCGAGTATGGCAACTCGGTTGATTTCTCCGAGAAGCTGGACAATCTGTCCAAGCAGCCGGTGACTGAGATCATCAACAAGGTGCTCAAGAATGACGCCACCACGGCGCTGGATATTGACGCCTTTAACCAGTTCCAGACCACGCCGCTGGTTGTCATCCCGGCTGGCAGCACCTCGACCACGGCAATTACCCTGTCTACCACCGGTACGGCAGCGGGCACCAATGCCGGGGTGGCGCTGACCAAGAACCATCACAAGGCCATCATCGATATGATGAAGGAGCGGGATATCCCGGCCTATCAGGCTGACGACTATTTCGCCCTGGGGCACCCTTCCTCATTCCGGCAGCTCAAGAATGACCTGGAGTCAGTGCATCAGTACCTTACCGAGGGTTTCCAGCTGCTCATGGCTGGCGAGGTGGGGCGCTTCGAGTCGTGCCGCTTCGTGGAGCAGACCAATGCTCCCAAGGCTGCCTGGGGTGGCGGGGTTACCAACCACATCACCTATTTCGGTGACGACACTGTGGCCGAGGGTATTGCGGTGCCGGAAGAGATCCGCGGCAAGCTGCCGGGCGATTATGGCCGTGACAAAGGGGTGGCCTGGTACTACCTGGGTGGCTTCGGCATTGTTCACACCAATCCAACCCAGTCACGGATCGTCAAGTGGGGCTCTACCTGATAACGGCTAGAGCATGACCAGGGGGCCGGGCGTCTGTCCGGCCCCCATAACTATTTCACGGGGGTGTTAGATGAAGAAGTTGAACCGGGATAAAGATTTCTACCAGGTGATGGGCCATGCCGGCGCTGCGTTCGAGCAGGATGGCTGTCTGTTTGATGACGCGGGCAATGAGGTGGTTGAGCTGGTGGATGAGCAGCCTGAGGCTGGTGATGATACAGCCACGGGTGAGGAGCTGGGCCGGCTGAGAGATCTGCTGAGCCAGAAAGAGGCTACCCTGACCGAGACCAGCAACGACCTGGAGAAAGCCCTTGACCGGGCAGCAGCAGCCGAGCTCAAGGCCGGTGAGCTGGAGAAGCGGGTCAATGATGCCGAGCAGAAGCATGAGGAGGAGTTGTCCCGTGCCGATGGTCTGCAGGCCAAGGTTACCGGGCTGGAGTCCAAGATTGTTGAGCTTGAGGCCAAGCTGGCAGCAACCGCTGATGCTCCTCCTGCTGGCAATGAGCAGTTGCCGCTTGATGGTGGCAAGCCAGCACCCGGAGGTAAAAAGTAATGACCTGGAGCCCGGAAGGAGCGCAAGGTTTCGAGTCCATGAAGATCAAGTACCTTATCCCCCGTTATACGCGGGGGGTAGGGCTTGAGATCGGTGTTGGCGAACAGAAGACCTTCAAGCACTTTATCGGTGTGGATAATCAGCACCACCTGAATGCCGGCATGCACGATGAGTCGGCAGCTGATTTCGTGGCTGAAGCCGATGCCCTGGAAATGCCGGACAGTACGGTTGATTTCGTCTTTGCCTCCCATGTGCTGGAGCATATGGCCGACATGGGCAAGGCGCTGGCCGAGTGGGGCCGGGTGCTGAAAACCGGCGGCTACCTGGTGCTCTATGTGCCGTCAGCCAATCTCTACCCCAAGGTGGGTGAGCCGGGGGCCAATCCGGATCACAAGCACGATATCTACCCTGGGGATATTGTGCAGCTGCTGGATGGGACGCCGTACCGCTTCAGACAGCTGGAGGCGGAAGAGCGCTCCAACTGGAACGAATACAGCCTGTTCGAGGTCTATGAGAAGATCGAGCTTGAGCAGGGGGATGAAGGAAAAGAGCCGGACAGTATGACAATCCTCATGGCTGAGAAGCCGGCCAAGACCGCCTGTGTCTGCCGCTTCGGAGGCTTTGGCGATATGCTGCAGACGGCAGTGGTGCTGCCCAGGCTGAAGGAGCAGGGCTTTCATGTGACGGTGATGACTACCCCCCAGGGGCAGAACGTGATCCGCGAGAATCCCTATGTGGATGAGTGGTTTATCCTGGACACTGACCAGGTGCCCAATGACGAGCTGGTCAACTTCTGGTTCGTGCAGGAGCGGGAGCGCTTTGACAGGTTCATCAACCTGTCAGAGTCCATTGAGGGGCATCTGCTGGCGCTGCCGGGACGGGCTAACCATGCCTGGCCTCTGGAGGTGCGCAAGAAGCGGCTCAATGTCAATTACCACGAGTTTACCTGTGAGCTGGCCGGGGTGAGGTTTGAGCCCTGTACGCTGTTTCATGCTACCAGGGAAGAGGTAACAGCGGCCCGTGAGCTCTGCCCGAGCAGTGAGTTCTCCGTGGTCTGGGTGCTGTCAGGCTCCAGTCTGCACAAGTTCTACCCCCACATGGATATGGTGATTGCCCGGATGCTAACGGAGATCCCGGCGGTGCGCATTTACCTGGTGGGTGACCATGCCTGCAAGCTGCTGGAGCAGGGGTGGCAGGAGGAGCCCAGGGTGGTCTGCCTGTCGGGTGAAATGGGGATCAGGGCAACCCTGGCGCTGGCGGCTGAGGCTGACCTGGTGATCGGCGCTGAGACCGGGGTGCTGAACGGGGTCGGCTTCAGTGAGCTGGTGAGCAAGATTGTGTTCCTGTCCCATTCGTCAGCCAATAACCTGACCAAGCACTGGCACAAGGTGCAGGCGCTGTCTGCCGAGTTTGTCAGTTGCCACCCCTGTCATCAGCTGCACTATGACAATACCTTTTGTCCGCAGGATGCGGAGACCGGTGCGGCCCGCTGCGCCCTGAACATCTACCCTGAAGAGGTCTGGATTGCTGTTGAGAAGGTTTACCGTTCCTGGGAGAGGAGGCACTGATGACTGTTGAGGAGCTGTTCACGCTGCTGGCTAACAAGGTTGAGACGGCCAGCGAGGATATTTTTAGTGCAGTCAATGCGGTGTCAGCGGCGCTGATGCAGCTGGCTACCAGCAAGAAGCTGTCCATTGCCAAGGGGAGCACCCTGCTCAATACGGTGGCCAACCAGCCGGACGTGCTGCTGCCGCCTGACTGCCGCACGCCGGACGGGGTGCCGAAGATCGGCAGCCTGGATCTGCATGTGATGCCAGCCGGCGGGGAGGCGGTGTACGCCACTCCGGCCAAGCCGAGCTTCTACCGGATCGAGGGGCGCAGGCTGGTGCTGGCTCCCACTCCTGACGCGGTTTACCAGCTGTTCCTCAGCTACTACGCCCACGCCGAAAAGGTGGTGGAGCTGGATGATGAACTGCCGTTCGGTGGGCTGCTGGATGATGCTTTCCCAGGGCTGGTGATGATGGTGATGCTCAAGGGGAGGATGGTCCTGGTGACCCAGGAGGCCCAGGCGCAGCTGGCCCTGGCGCTGCAGCCGCTGGTACTGGCGGAAGAGCAGGCCGTGGCTGACAGTATGAACAACTACGCATAAAAGGGGACTGCCATGCCGATTACCGGCCAGAACATAGTCGATAAGGTTGCCAGTGTGCTGCAGGATGTGGCCCATGTGAGATGGTTAGCGGACGAACTGCTGGGCATCATCAACTCCGGGCTGAAGGAACTCATTATTCTCAAGCCGAACGCCAACCCGGTGACCGCCAATGTGCAGTGTACCACGGGCACCAAGCAGACGCTGCCAGCCGGTGGCATCCAGTTCGGCAAGGTGACCCGCAACATGGGGGCCAATGGCTCAACCCCAGGGAGCGCCATCATTGGCAAGAAGATGGAGCTGCTGGACAAGATGCTGCCCAACTGGCACTCAGCAGCTGCGGCCACGGCTTCCAAGTATTTCTGTTTTGACCCGAAGTTCCCCAAGACCTATTACCTCTATCCCCCCCAGACCGGCTACGTGGAGCTGAGCTACTTTGCCGTGCCCACTGAGCTGGCCTCTTTGTCAGCCACGATCTTTGATGATCTCTATGAATCGGTGCTGATCGACTACGTGCTCTACCGGGCTTATCTGAAGGATGGCCAGTTGCAGCAGTCGGGTTACCACTACAAGGCGTTCCTCAATGCTCTCGGGGGGAAGACTTCCGGAGAGAAAGGGGCAGCGCCCAACAGCCAGCCAGACCAGCCACAGGAGTAAATCATGCTGATTCGCTTTGACAAGTTCAGCGGCATGGCTCCGCTCCTGCTGCCGGAGCGGCTGCCGCTGGGTGCGGCCCAGGCTGCCCAGAACGTGCGCTTTGACTCCGGCGGGATTGCGCCGATAAAACAGGTGCAGACGGTGGTGACCCCGGCCAAGGCCGGCACCAAGAAGAGTATCTATCCCTATGGTTCGCCGGTCTCCTGGCTGCACTGGCTGGAGGAGGTGGACGTGTGCAAGGGGGCGGTGGCCAGTGACGGTTTCGACCGGGTGTACTGGACAGGCGAGGGTGTGCCGAAAATGTCCGTCATTGGGTTCATTACCCAGGGGGGCACCCAGTACCCGACCAACAGCTATAACCTGGGCCTGCCCCGGCCTGCTACCCCCACGGCAGCGGTGCAGGGGGTGGCCGGCAGCAGCATTGCCACCCAGGAAGAGTGGTCTTATGTGGTGACGTTCCTGTCGGCCTATGGCGAGGAGTCAGTGCCGAGCCTGCCGACTGTTGGGGTTACTGTTGATACGGCCACCCAGCATGTGCATCTGGCCAGCCTGCCGACTGCTCCGGCTGGGGCCTACAACGTGGTGAGCAAGAACATCTACCGGATTAACTCCGGCTCCAGTGCGGCTGATTACCAGTATGTGGGGACGGTGGCCATTGCCACTACCACCTATGACGACACGGTGGCCAATGGCAACCTGGGGGAGGTGCTGCCCAGTACCAAGTGGCTGGCCCCCAATAGTGGCTTGAAAGGGCTGGTCTCCTGTCCGGGCGGTTTCCTGGTGGGCTTTTACAATAATGTGCTCTGCTTCTCGGAGCCGTACCGGCCCCATGCCTGGAATCCGGATTACCAGATTATTCTCAAGGATCAGATTGTAGCACTGGCTGCCTTTGGCAACTCCATCCTGGTGGTGACCAGCGGTGCTCCGGCAGTAATAACCGGTTCGGATCCGGCCTCCATGTCCAAGCCCGAGTACCAGGAGAACGGTGAGGCGTGCGTGGGCAAGCGGGGGGTGGTGGATCTGGGCTATTCAGTGGCCTACCCAGGGGCTACCGGTCTCTGGCTGGCCGGTACGGGCGGGGTGGACAAGGTTACCAAGAAAATCATGTCCCTGTCCCAGTGGCAGGCGCTCAACCCGGCCTATCTGCTGGGGAGCCAGTATGATAGCGCCTATGTGGGTTTCATGCTGGGGGGAGGCGGGTTTATCCTGGATGCCCAGGGGAACTACAGCACCACCGATATCACGGCCACGGCGGCCCATTATGACCAGGCCAGCGGCAAGCTCTACCTGATGGTGGGCAATGACATTGTGGAGTGGTGCGGCGGCTCCAGCTACTACACGGCCAGCTGGAAGAGCGGCAAGGTGAAGCTGCCCAAGCCGGTCAACCTGGGGTGGCTGGAGGTGGCAAGCCATAATTACCCGCTGACCGCCAAGGTCTATGCGGACGGGGTGCTCAAGAGTACCCAGACGATCAGCTCAGGCAATCCGGTGAGTCTGCCGGCAGGCTTCACGGCCATGGTCTGGGAGCTGGAGATTATTGGCGGTAATGGCGTTTATCAGGCAGCGCTGGCAACATCAGTACAGGAATTACAGTAAACCGGGAGGGGATTATGGGGGCATGGTACAGGGCAGGGACTGTTTCAATAACATCAGGCAGCAAGAATGTGGTGGGGGTTGATACCTACTTTGTGCTTAATGCCTCTATCGGTGACATTTTCACCATTGACGGCAATCGGGTGTACGAGATCGAGACGGTTACGGATAATACCCATCTGGCGCTCAAGACGGCCTTTGGGGAGACAACCGTTTCAGGGGCGAATTATGGTATCTGCCGCAACTTTACCGGCACCACCAATGCCACCCTGGCCGAGAAACTGACCATCCTGCTGAACAGTTGGCAGGCCAGGGAGGATGAGTTTGCCAACTGGCTGGCCGGCACTGCCAACGGCGGCACGAACGGGGATGGTAAGTATCCGCTGACCAATGCCATCGGGCAGACGCTGCAGGTTAATTGTCCAGCTAAGATTGCGACAGGGGTGTTTACCAGTTTAGCTGTTGCTTCTGCATCAGGTGATGTGCTTTCCACTATAGCGTTTGCTAATAGTGCGGCCCAGGGTGCAAGTGCGATAGTTAAGTGCGGCAATGGTACAACCTCAGCACGGTATGCCTACTCGGATTTTATCAGTTCTGAAACATCTGGCGCTGAATGGAGAGTGGGTTTACATGGCACAAAAGATTTAGTGATGCGTGACCAGACTAATAACCGAGATGTTTTTACCATATCACAAAGCACAGGCAATGTACTTATTGGCACAACAACATCTTTTGGTGGCAAATTGGACGTACTGGCTACAGACACAGGTACTACAAATGTGAGTGTTTCAGCTATCCTTGCACATTCTACATCTAACGTACCTGCGGACGGCTTTGGTGCGGCTTTATTGTTTGCCATGAAGCGCACTGACAATAACGTAGCGGCTGCTAGTCAAATAAGTTCTTGTTGGGAGGGTACGCCTTCCGCCGGCACTGAGAAGGCTGATTTGCGTTTCAGCACTACATTCAACAGCTCTATTGTAGAGAGGGTAAGAGTAACGGCTGGTGGCAACGTGCTTGTAGGTACTGCAACTGACAACGGTTCAGGTGCCAAACTGCAAGTTGGGAGTGGGCTGACTTTAACTAGTGACTTACTTTTATTAGGTACTGATGGGTTTATTAAGGGGGGGGCAGTATCAGGTAGATGCATAATATCAAACTCAGATATATCAACGTATATGGTGATGTATGGCTCCACTCACGCTACTCTGGCAGGGGTATTAGATGTAGTTGCCTCGTCAACAGCTGTAGGTAGATGGACTTCTACCGGTCTTATCGTGACGGGTTCAACCACAACTTCAACTGGTTTTGGATGCAACGGCAAAACCGCGCAAACAGCATACACAGTCAACGCCGCCTCAACTGATTTATCCACTGTTGTTGCTCTATGTAATCAACTTAGGACGGCGCTTATCAATAACGGTATTTGTGTTTAAAGGAGAAACCATGTCAACCACAGAACAAATTACAATAACCAAGACTAAAGATAGGGTCTGTCGGATAATTTTTGAGAAACTGGTAGGTCAGCCTCCAACCATGATGACAGTGCATGAGGATATTGTTGATGGCGTCTCTACGCTCACCGGTAACATGGCAGCAACCTATGACGAAACCAATCCTCTTGACGGGGCGCTCTATGCCGCGATGGAGGCCAAAATCAACAGTATGAGGGAGGCAAGATATGCAGCCGCGAACATTTAATCTGGAAGTGACCGAGCAGGAATTGAATGCAATCAGTCAGGGGCTTGTCGAATTGCCGTGGAAAGTGGCTAATCCGGTTATTCAGAAACTCCACGGCCAGTTGCAAGCGCAGCTCCAGCCTGCACCCGCCCCAGCAGCTGAAGGGACCGCCGAGTAATGGCAGATCAGCCGAACATACCGGCTCTGCCCAGCAGTGTTGATGCCCCTGTCAGGAGAGCCATTGATGCAATCAAGGCTTTTCTGACAGGCCAGTCAAGGGAGGTTGCGGCCTTGTCGGCGGCTATTAGCGGTCAGGGGGTCACGGCTTCTGACGGCACTGTTGTCGATCCGCAGATTATCTCATCAATACCACCGCAGCCGCAAAACGTGGTGGCCAATGGTGGGTTTGCCAATATTCTGGTGCAGTGGGATGATCCAAATTACCGGTATTTTGCCGCGGCCGAGGTGTGGCGCTCAACCAGTAATGATCTTGGCACTGCTGTTCTTATTGGTAATGCACCTGGTCAGATGTGCGCTGACACGCCGCCGGCATCATCTGTCTCGGTTACCTATTATTACTGGGTGAGATTTATCTCGACAGCTGCCAGGGAGGGGAGCTTTTCAGCGGTTGCCTCTGCCCATACGGCCACTGATCCAACTTATGCGCTGGAGATCCTGGCGCAGCAGCTGTCAGAAACGGAGCTGAACAGCAATTTGAACAGCCGCATCAACCTGATTGATGCGCCGACTACCGGAATTGTGACCGCCATGGAGCAGCTGTCTTTATCGGTGCTGGATGGTATACCGGATAGTTATGGCCATTATCTCGACCTGAAGTGGCAGCAGGCTGTTACTGATGCTGTTATAGAGGTTGACCCTGGTACAGGCAAGATCAGGCTGATTGGCACTGCGGAAATCACGACAGATGTTGAGAATAGGGTAACTGTTGTTGAGCAGAGTATGGATGCGGTCAGCGGCACCATCGCCTCACATACGGCAACGCTGGCTACCCATGGCACCGATATTCAGGCTAATGCCACCCTGATTGGCCAGCAGCAGGGGCAGATTGACCTGATGGCCACCAGCTCCTATGTGGACGGCAGGATTGCCGATGTGTCTGCAGCCCTCGACCCGGCGGCAGTAATTACCGGTCAGGATCTGGCAGCCGAGGCGACGATGTGGCAGCTACTTACCTTGGGCAATATTGCTCACGCCAATATGCAGTTTCGCTCCAATGCGGATGCCATTTCCGCAGAAGCTGCCGCCCGGATACTGCTGGCTGCCAAGGTGGATGATAATATTGCCGCCCTGGTGTCAGAATCTGTGACAAGAGCAAGCGCTGACAGTGCCGAGGCCGAGGCCCGGCTGGCACTGATGGCTATTGTCAATGATCCTGCAACCGGTTTGGCAGTGACAAGAGCCTCGTTACTCAATGACTACTATACCAAGACGGCAATTGACTCTGCCTCTGCCGGCTGGATAAGCAGTGCGGTATCGCAGGCAGGCAGCAATACTGCGTCTACGTTACTGAACTACTACACCAAGACGGCAGCTGATGGGGCCATAGCTTCGGCCAAGTCAGAAGCGATTGCGGCAAGTAATGGTAATACGTCAACTCTGCTGCTGTCGTATACCAACACCACCGGGATGAACTCTGCGATTGCTACGGCCAAGAGTGAGGCTGTTGCTTCGGCAAACGGCAATACCGCATTAAGCTTGCAGAGCTACACCAACACAGCCGGGATGAACAGCGCTATAGCTACCGGCAAGAGCGAGGCGATTGCAGCAGCGGCTGACGCTACGGCTGGGCTCCTTACGTCTTACTCAACAACAGCACAGATGAACAGCGCGATAACTTCGGCCAAGTCTACGCTGATGGCAACACTTAATCGGACGTTCAAGCAGACCGGAGCCCCTTCAAATCCAATAGGCGGCTATTCTCTGATAGTTGGGGATGAGTGGTATGACGATAATAACAGGCTGCATCTTTGGAGTGGCACGGCCTGGGTAGATTCGGCTGATGCTGCTTTTGGCAATCTCACTGCTCTAATATCAACTGAATCCGCAGTCAGGGCGATTGCCACCGGGCCTGACTGGAATCCTGACGACCCGTTTGCCATTGGCAAAACCTGTAGGAGCGGCAACAAGCTCTATCAGTCAATTCATAGTGGCAACCAGAACAAGCCGCCAGCGACTGAGCCGATTTACTGGAAAGAGATTACCGCCAGTCTGTATGCCCAGTACATGATTAAGACCGATGTTAATGGCAAGGTGGCCGGTTTTGGTCTGGCCAATGACGGGGCAACGTCCGCCTTTGAGATACTGGCTGACAAGTTTATTATTGCGCCTACAGCCGCAGCCCCAGCGGCAGGCAAGCCCTTCTACGTGTTAACCTCGGAGCAGACGGTAAACGGGGTACTGCTGCAGGCTGGTACATATTTCAATACGGCCTTTATAGGCAATGCCACGATCACCAACGCCATGGTTGGCAGCCTGACTGCAGATAAGTTGATGGTTCCGGGGACGGCTTCAATATGGGATGCCATTATCACTACTGGCAAGATCACCAACGCTTATATTGGTGATACCATCCAGAGCGCCAGCTGGAACGGTTCAACAGTGGGCTGGAAAATTGATAAGACCGGTAGTTGCGTGTTCAATAATGCTACGTTCCGCTCTACTGACGGTAAGACAGTTATCTCGGAAAATGCCATGACCGTTACAGATGGTAATGGAGTAGTGCGAGTCAAGGTTGGCCTGCTATGAGTTACGGGATACAGGTGAGAGACGCGAGCAACAACATTATTCTTAATGCCGATGATACCCTGTTGCCCTTAATCTATGCAACCACCTTGGACGAGGGCACAAGTGGTTCTATCGAGCTTCCCTGGTACGATCCAAACATTCATATAATAGCGATTTCAGCGCCAGCTCTGGTAGGTGGTTATGGCGCCCATCAAGTCAGTACTTCAGGGACTACTCTTACATATACGGCCACCAGTGATTTCACTGGGCCAACGACTATTATCGTGGTGGCGAAGCATGTCTAGTTATGGTGCAGAGTTTCGCACTGCTGCCAATGGCTTGGCGTTCAGCGGTGACTATCCCAACTTCGTGGTGGCTGAAGTCATTAACTGCACGACGCCTACCGGTGGCACACTCCTGGTAACCGGCACAAAGACTTATGCGGTTGACTCGCCTATTCTCATTGCCTGCAAACATACTGGCCATTATGTAGGGGTAAGCGGCCTGAACGTGTCGGGTGCCGGGGTGTTTAGTGTGAACATTGCCACTGGCAGCGCCGCAACGGTTGCGATTGTGGTTTTAACTCTGTCGAAATGCGCTGACATAGATGCGGCTGGCACCCATGGGATGCAATTATTTGACAGCAACGGTCATGTAACATTCGATTCCAGACACCGGCACTTTTTGCTCAAGTCGGTGCAAGGTATCAGCGCTGCAACGGCTACTGTGACGCTGCCGGCATCAAGTAATCGTTACATAATTATATCGGCACTTGGCCTTTCCAAGACAACAATATCCTCAAGTCCTGGTGGGTGGGAATTATTGACGTTTTGCAGGGGGGCGCAGAATATAGATGGCACTACAGTTGGACTAGATTGGTGCAAGTATAAGAGGAATTTTGTACCGTTCATTGTTGGCACTGGTACCAGAGAGCAGTTCCCTGTGTTAATGACCGGCGAGATCAGTTTATAGGATAAAGAGGTGATGGGGGATAGAGCGGTAACGGTTGATTCTTTCCGGAGTTTATATTAAGGTTGTTTCGCTGTTGTAGTTTTTGTGCGGCAAGTTTTGCCCGGTATACGGCAACAAAACCCGCAGTTACTCGCCATAGGAATATGGGGGATGACTGCGGGTTTTTCTTTTTCAGGGGTTTGGTTTGGAGTTAAAGCAGCAGTACCTGGAGATTGTGGCGTTTTTGACCAATTGCGGCGGGATTTACCAGCTGCTGGATACGGCCACCTGCATGAATGTGATTGACGGACTGACCCATGGCAGGGTGCTGCTGAGCAGGGATAAGCTGGGCCGGTTGCAGCGGGTGCTGATTTACTGGCGGGTCAGGCCGGAGGATCTGGAGCTGGTGAAGAGTGGCGGCAAGCCGAAAGATGTTGCCAGCGGCTCCCTGCTCTACATCGCGGAGTGTGCCGGGGTGGATGGCAGGCCGGGGCTGGTCAGGACGATCAAGGCGCTCAGGGAGTCGCAGGCAGGGTTTGAAGGGGTATGCTGGCACAGTCGCTGTAACAGGCCGGAGCTGTTCCGGCTCTTTCCTGGCCGGCAAGCAGAGGGGGATTTATGACAAGCTATCGCAGATTATTGACAATGGTGCTGCTCTTGCCGGTGATGCCGGTCTTGGGGAAAGGGAGTAAGAGCGGGAGTATCCCGGTGACCGAGGCGGAACGGGCCAATGCCGAGGTGGCAGCCAAGTCATGGAATGATTACGTGACCGAGCTGAAGCCGATGACCGAGGCTTATGTGGCTGACGTGCGCAGTGATGTGACCCCCAGGGTGGAGACGGCCCAGGGGATGGCCAATGCGGATATCATGCAGAAGGTGGGGACGCCAACAATTAATCCGAACCAGCCGGGCGCTGTCACGGGTATGGCTTCCAAGCTGGCCATGACCAAGAGCACGTCTGATCTCAATGTGGAGTCCGGAGTGAAGGGGAACCAGGCGTCAGAGCTGCAAGGGGTGCTTGATATCGGCCAGGGTAAGGCGACCACGGCCACGGCCGGCATGGCTGATCTGGCCAGCCAGGCAGCCAAGACCGCCTTTAACGACAATGAGATGGATTACAATACTGACACCAGTATGACACGCAGCCTGGCAACCGGTGCCGGTATGGTGGCCGGCTGGGCGAACAACAAGAAGACGGCCTAGAGGGGGGATAAAATGCCAAATCAGATAACTTCATGGGCTGTTGAGCAGGCAAATCCGGCACCGTCAGCGGCACCAGGCTGGCTGGATCCGACCGGGGTAATCAATGTTGATGCGGCGGTCAATGATCCCCGTGGGGCCCAGGCAGCCATTACCAGGGCGCAGTACCAGGAGTGGCTTGATACCTTCCAGCCGGCGGGTCAGGATCTGATGGCAATGACCACCTATAACGGCAACAAGGGACTGGCCAGCGGGATTATCGAGGAGCAGCGCAAGAATATCGATGCCAACTTTACCGGTGCCCAGGGGATGCGTGACCGGGCAGTGAGCGGCTACGGCATGCAGTTGACTGCCGAGCAGCAGGATGCGGCCAATGCCGGCATGGCCCTGGATAAGAGCAAGGCGGTGTCGGGCATGGTGGCGCAGACAAACAGGTGGCAGGATGATCTGAACAAGAAAATCATGTCAAGCGGGGCGTCTACAACCGGCGCTGTCAGGGGGGTATGATATGGCGGGCTTGATGGGAGCTGGCGTTAATCAGCAGAGACAGTCAATTCAGGGGCTGGGGGTTGCGGCGCAACTGGCCAGCCAGCGGGATATGGAGCAGCGGCAGGAGAGAGCGGCCCGGACTCAGACCCGTAACAGCACCATGGTGACCGGTGGCGCTATCGGGGCCATGGCAGCTCCGGCCATGGGGTTGCCGGGTGCGGCAGCGGCAGCGCCCGGTCTGGCAGCTTCCGGCGGGGCTATGGGGAGTACGGTTTCCCCCATTGTTGGCGGGCTCGGTTCTGTTGGCGGGACGGCTGCCGCTACCGGAGCAGCTACGGGGGCAGCCACTGGCGCTGCTACCGGTGCGGCTACCGGCGCAGCTACCGGAGCGGCTACGGGTGGCGCTGCTTTGACCGGCATTCTGGGCGGATCCAGCGCCGTGGGGATGGCCGGGGCCGGTGCCATGGGGGCCACGGTGGCCGGTGGTACGGCTGCCGGAGCGGGACTGGCTACGGCTGGTGCGGCTACTGCCGGGAGTTCGGCGCTGACTGGAGCGGCTGCCGGTTCAGTTGTGCCCGGCCTGGGTACGGCGATTGGTCTGGGCGTGGGGCTACTGGCCGGTTATCTGGCTTCGGATCTATTCTAGGGGGGTGACTTATGGGGATGTATCAACCGGCTAACTATGCTCTTGACGCGCTACAGGGGTTCAAGGGTGTGCAGGATATCTATTCACAGCAGGCTCAGGATGCACGCTTGGCAAAGCAGAGCAGTATGCAGGAGGAGACCCATGCCATGGATATGGCCACCAAGCAGCTGGCACTTGACGATGCCCGCAAGAAGGTGGCCCGGGCGGTGGAGGTGGAACTGCTGAACAAGAAGCTCAATATCGCCGGGTTGCCGGATACGGCTGATCCGAAGGAGATAGCGGCGCTGCAACAGCAAATCGGCGTGGTTGGCCAGCTGGCGATTAATGGCCAGCAGGCGGCCCAGCGCTGGGCTGATCCGGCTATCCCTGAGGGGAATCTGGTACAGGCCCCGGGGCAACAGGATACTCCGGAGTTTACCCCGCCTGATTTTACGCCACAATCAGGAGTGTCAACTGGTGTACCTTCTCCGGCCCGGGTGGGTGCCGGTGAGTCTGTTACCCAGGATGGCCAGGCGTACTGGAAAAAGCAGGGGGATCCTGACTACATCGCGGCCAAGCCGCTGATTAAGCAGTTCATGCCGGCTGATACTTTCACCAAGATTCATACTGATCCCCAGACCGGCAGGCAGTACAAGGTTTCCGATGTGGCGGACGATTTTGTGTTGAGCAAGGATGGCAAGTACCTGCCGCTGTTGCAGACCACCTGGCTGGATGGTTCCCCCCGGGGGGTGGTGCCCAGGACGGAAAACGGCACAAACAACGGTGATGACCCGCTCAAGTTCGTCAACCTGGAGGATGCCAAGGACAAGCTGCGCTTTTTCCAGCTGTCCCTGGACAAGGCAGCCAGGGAGGGGAAAACCACCCATCAGGCGGCCATTGAGCTGAAAGCGCAGATGTATGCCGACAGTCTGTCCGGTGATGATCTGTTGGCGCTGACAAAACATGCGGCCACCAAGGACTTGGATGTTGCGGCTCACTTGCAGCAGACCAAGGGGGAGCTGGAGCAGAAAGCAGCTGATAAGGCCCGGACTGACAGAAACGTCAAGGCTGAGGTGGACAGTGTGGCACCCAAGCTGCAGGAGATTGTCAACAACAACGGACTGACCCAGGAGCAAAAGCGGGTGATGGTTGCGCCGATCCTGGCGGGGTTGAGCCGTGATGCGGCAGTGATCGTGAAAGAGACCCATGGCACCATTAAAGATCTGTTCCCGGAGGGGAAAGACAAGAAATACACTTCGGTGAATACTGCCAATGGCGTCTTCATGGTGAATGACAATAACCCGGCTGAGAAGGTGCGGATTGGTGCCAGCCCGGCCACAGCCGGCAACAAGGCCCAGGGTAAGACCGAGGCGGAGCTGCGGGCGGATATCAATGCTTCGTTCAAGGATTATGAGGCCCTGGCAAAAGCCTATGAAAAGCGGCGGCTGGACAACAAGGACGATGAGGCGGTACAGCAGGAGTTGACCGCCTACAAGGCCGAGGTGCTTGACCCGAAACTGGAGGCGCTCAACGGCAAGTATGCGGAGTATGCCCAGACTACCGGCAAGGTCTATGCTCCTGGGGCAGTGCCGGCCAAGAAGCAAGCAGTAGTTGAGGGGACTGGGGCTGATGGCAAGGCATATACCGTGGTTGACGGGGTGATGTATGAAAAGCCGGGCGGGATGGCGGCACCCACCCAGAGCCCGAGACCGGCGCAGGGGGCAGGGAAGCGCTTGACTGCGGAAACCCTCAACCTGTCAGACCCGAGAGTCCAGGCGGCTTTGAGAGCCGGACGCCGGCCAGAGCAGATAGCGGACTATCTGAATAAAAAGAATGGCATCCAGTAGCTTTCTGGTGTAATATTGCCCCGCTTTAACAATCTGGCAATCAGTCCCGCTGTTGTGGCGGCAAACTCGACCCGGATGATCCCTTTGCAAAAGGGGGTTGTCCGGGTTTTTCTTTTTCTGGTGGCAGTGATCGTTACTACAACGTGAGCCATGGAGAGGTTATTGATGAAATCAGATCCAGTCCTTGATGCAATTTTCAGTGAATCCGACCCCGTACTTGATGAAATTTTCAAAGCAAATACTGACAGCAAGCCGAGCGAGGGGATGGCTGCGCCAGTCAGCGGCCCGGCTAATGCGCCTGCCGGAGCATGGCAGCACCAGGGGAGCATTGCCGACCGGGGTGACCAGCGGACGGTGATGGGGATTACTTCGCCGCTGGATCGGCAGCGCCAGGATGAAGATACCAGCCGGGCTGCCGACTTCGTGACCAATGATATCCCCCATGTGGTGCAGTCTGCGCCGGCCCTGTTCAAGTCGGGCATGAAAAAGGCCATTGGCGGCATTGCCCGCTTTGCGGCGGAAGATACCACTGGCGGGGAAGGTTCTGTTTATGGCGAGGATGCGGTGCGGCCAGGGTTCGGTACTCTGGGCGATCCGGCAGCCCTGAAGAACTGGGGCGAGGAGCAGGCGGCAGCTGCTACCAGCAGCGAGGCCGAAACCCAGGCCCAGTACCCGGTCAAGACCTATGCCGGCCAGATGACCCAGAATGCGGTTACCAGTATCGGTCAGCAGCTGCCGGGCGTGGTGGCTGCGGCGGCTGGTTTCCCGGAAGTCGGTCTCCCTCTCATGGGGGTGCAGCAGTTCGGTCAGACCTATGCCGAAAGCCGGGCCCGAGGGATTGCTCCGGATGAGG